GATGCCCTGCCACCGAACTGCAATCCGTAAACATCCTTTGACCAAGCTACCGAGATGAAGTCTCCTAGTGGACCACCAGCTCCAGACTTGTCGTAGCCTGCGTTCTTAGGCTGAACACCTCTCGCTAGACATTCATTACGGAACCACTGCACAACCTGCTGCGATCTTGTCATGGATTGGTCGGTCACATCTTCTTGGAAGATCAGATACTCGTCATACTCCAAACCCTTGTATCCGTGAGGCTCTGCGAGTTTGCCTACAGTCCCGAAGTAAAGAACAGTTCTGTCTCCACCATTCGTGAATGACGGATCGAGGAACGCAACCTTAACCTTCTCGTTATCCAACCATACAGCCTTATCAGTTGCCTTAGAATTTAGTATCTCTATTTCTGAGTAAATCTGATCGGTAATACCTGCTGGACACCAGAATCCACGATACATCCTCCAGAACGATGCGGTATTCTTAGCCTCCTCTGGAATCTTATCAAAGTCTGCTGGACCTTCCATCCAAGAATAAATCTTCTTCTTGGCAACCATGTTCGGATTCTTCACACCATCGAAGTGCAAGCAGACTCCACGAACCGTATCCCATTGCTCGTCTTCAACGGTGATGGATTCCCATCCGTCTTTAGGTTTGGCGAACTTGCCGAAAGCATCCACATACGAAGCAGGGTTAGAGATACCGATGAACTGGAAGCGTTCGCAACCCTTTGACAAGTTAAAGAACGCAACCTCGGTGATAGCCTCAGACAGCTCTGAAAGCTCGTCAGCAACGAAGATAACATTCTTGTTGTGGATACCCTGCATCTTGCCTGTAGCGTCACGCTCCTTCTTCTTCTCGCCGGGGATGAGGACGATGCCTGATAGGTCGGAACGCTTGCCGTCTTTCGCTACATAACTGATCTTATTCTCGGAATCCACCAACTTGCCGGGAAGCCCTAGTTGCTCGCAGACTCCCCAGTATTTCGTGATCTTACCCCAAATACGCTGCTTGGATGCTTTGATCGTAGTCGAGGTAGCAAGGACTGTTGTATTCTCAGGATCGGCTATGTAGTTAATGATAGCCCAGATTGCGTAAGCCTCCGACTTGCCGCAGCCACCAGAGCCAGCGATAGCTAGGTATTCGTGATCGCAGGCAGCTCGTATCATTTTTTCAGCCCAAGGATGCCAGATAAAATTAACCGCTGCCTTGCTATCCTTCTCCGGCCAAAGAGCGATAGCGATCCGTTTGAAGTGATGGAATATATCGTATCCTCCAGTATCCTTCGGAATCCTGCCCTTAATCTTTTCACGAAACATCGCAAGCTCGACAGCTATTTGATGTGTTCCTTTCTTCCAGTTGAATCCGTATAAGTGAAGATAGCCCTCTATGGGATCACCGTAAATTGGCGCTGAAGTCATTTAGCTCACTTTACAAAAATATAAAACTCTTTCAATTATTTCTTGCAAATAAGTCATCTTATAGTAATCTGAGTTTAGTGATGAACATACTTGGAGATTTTCTTTTCAAGAAAACAAACGCAGAACTTTATATTGACGAGCATCGTCAGGCTGTTGTATTTGATATAACTGTTAGACCTGAAGATTATGTCAATGGAACAAACAATCACCCTACAAAGTCTCCTCTTGCTTTGGCTCTGCAAAGGTCACTTGACGGAACTTCGTATCGGGTGGAAAGAGCGGGTCTTAAAGCTCTCATTATTTCTCGCGGTATTTACCAGTTTGCTTACTTTATGCCTCGGAGGGTGTGGAGGAAGGTAAGCTGCCTAGAGTTCGGTGACAATCCACCATCCTCACCAATCAAGTTCACTGCTGAATTTGAGATGATTTTTTAATCCCATGAAGCTAGTTATACCTGTATCCAAGCATGACCGTCATTTGATTCCGCAATTCATCAAATGCCTAGATAAATATCCGATGGGGACTGAGCATGATCTTTTGATTATTGGCTCCAAGGAAAACCAAGAAGTCATCCTAGATTTCGAGAAGCAGATCAAACACCTGTTCGACTCTTCAGAAACTCACATCATTGCAGACACGATGCTAGGTTGGCCGATGTCCTGCAACTTCTACTTCCAGCAGGCTTGCGCTCATCTCCGCAAGGATAAAGAGCTAGATGCCTTCATGTGGTTTGAGTTGGACACGGTTCCCGTCAAAGAAGGCTGGCTCGATTTAATCTCTTTCGAGTATTACTCAGACACAACTAGGGCCGTTAAGGAGAAGCGCGATCCGATGATTTACCTTGGAGCCAAGGAGCGTGTCTATGAAGGAAGGAATGGCGAGCTAGTTCCTGAGTCCGTAGCAGGACACAAGATGGCACAGGTTGGAGTGTATTCCGCAGAAATATGCGATGCACCTGTATTGAATTCCTTGTCTTTAACTAACAGGCATTGGACGCATGTAATCCAATGGTATGTCGTTAAGGAGTTAAAAGATTCTCCACTAATTCAAAATAACTGGAGAACAAAAAATTATCGCTATTCTAGCGGACAAATAGTATGTGATTCTGTAGCCAATTTAGCTTGGGATGTTCATTGGAACAAAGCCGTAAGCGAGGATGCAGTTCTCGTTCACGGGTGTAAAGATGACTCACTTGTTAAGTTGTTGTTGAACAATAACAGCAATGAGGATATGAAACTTGTAAAGAACTTGACAGTTGAGGAAGCTACAGAAATCGCCGAGGAGATTGAGGATGAGGTCGAAACAACCGAATCCGAACTTGATAGGAAACTAAAGATTTACCAAAAGCGACTCGCCAACTTAAAGTTCTTCCAAAAGAAACCTCCAAAGGAAGACAATAAATGAGCGATAGATTAGAAACACTTTCAGCTAGTGGGAAACCTCCGGTATCCCGCATTAAGGACGCTAAATCCGCCTATGAGATTTGGGAGACTCTACGACGAGCAGATGCCGTCTCTGCATTTGACCGCAGCAAGATTGATGCTGCATACGACAACGAAAGACCCTACGACGAACGCGCCCTTATCAATGCAGGGCAATCTTACAGAGTCAATGTATCGTGGGGCTTTGCAAAGCAAGTTCTGGATACGGCACTTGCTGGCTATGTTGACATCATTAATGCGCCTCAAACATTCTTCCGCTGCCCGACACTCTATGGAAGCACAACTGAGCGAGACGAGCTAGAGCAGGTTGTAGCTCAAGAGGTGACTGCCGCTGTTCGTTCTTGGCGCAATTTCTTCCCTACATATCTAAAGCTCTGCAATAGCTTCATTAAGCACGGTGTAGGTGTATCGCTCTTTAACGATGAATGGGATTGGCGTTTCAAGTCAACCGATATGTCCGACTTCAAGATTCCTCGCAAGACGGAGATCGGTCAGGATAACATTGATGTCGCTGCCTGTCTGCGTTTCTATAGCCCAACGCAACTCTATCAGTTGATTAAGGATGAAGAGACGGCAAAGATCAACGGATTCAATATCGAGGCTTGCCGCAGGGCTATCACATCATCTGTAAATAATAACAACAATTACTACAACTTCCGCCAGTATGACTGGGAGAAGCTGGAGATGGAGCTTCGTAACAACGACTTGTTCTTCACGACTCAAGCTGCGAACCAGCAGTCTATTCGCGTTGTCCACCTCTGGGTAACTGAATTTGACGGCAAGGTATCGCACTACATGATCAACGATGACAATGGAGTTCAAGACTTCCTGTATAAGAAGATCGGTAGATTTGAGAACAGCTACCAAGCCTACACCGTATTCACCTACGGAGTCGGAACTAACGGATTCTATCACGGAGTTCGCGGCCAAGGCTACGATGTCTTCGCTATCAACGGTGCGTTAAACCGTGCGTATTGCTCATTGCTGGAGATTGCATCCTTCGGTAGTGCGCCTACATTCCAACCTAAAGACGAGACTGCTTTGCAGGAAATGCAGTTTATCCCGAATGGAGTCTATAATTTGCTTTCTCCCGGTATTGATGTCATTAAGGATACTATAGTTCCCAATGTGTCTAACGGGACTCTGCCGATTGTTAGTGCATTCACACAGTTGTTCCGCGAAAGAACATCTGCATACAATACGGAATCCCTTATCAATACATCGGTAGAGAAGTCTGCTACACAAGTACGCGCTGAACTTAGCAATATTGCTAAAATGAGCGTGTCAGCTTTGAATCTTTTCTTCGATCCTTGGGAATCCTTGGTTCGTGAGATGATACGCCGAATGAAGCGTAAGGACTACGATAGCAGAGAACCCGGTGGCAAGTATGTTATCGAACTCCACAAGCGTCTTCTCCGCAGAGGTGCTGAAGGATTCGGTGCTAAAGATCGTTACCTGCAAGCCTTCTTTGAACTGGACACCGATAGACTTCGCGTTGTTAAGCCTGTTGGTGCTGGATCGGAAGCAGCCCGTATGGTTGCATTTGATCGACTGATGGGAATCTTCGGTAGCCTTCCTGACTACGGCAAGCAGAACCTTATCTGGGATATTGCTTCCGAGACGGCAGGATACGAAAACGCAGCTAGGTATGCGATCCAACCCGGCGAGTCTGACAAACCGACTGTTGATGCGTCTATCGCTCAACTTGAAAACAACTCCCTCATGGCTGGTGGTCAGATCATGGTTCTGGATGGTCAGAACGATCTTGTCCATGCCAAGGTCCACGCAGAGGCTCTTAATCCTCTCGTTACACAGGCTCAAGAATTGCTTGAGCTTGATCCAATGCAGTTGGCTCCTATGCTTGAAGGAATCAACGCTCTTAACGCTCACATCGCGCAGCATGTGGAGAAGCTCTCGCAAGACCCAATGATGCGAAGCGAATCCGCAATGTATCGCAAGATGCTTCAGAATGCAGACGAGATTCTGCATAACGGAACCTTGAAGGTTCAAAAGCTGATGGCTGAACAACAGCAGTCAGAGATGATGAACCAA